TCACTGTAGTCGAACCTATTAATGTCCAAGCAGCAGAATTACTTTCAAATCCAACATGTGTTCCGTTTTTCCAGTAAATTTCAACCGTTTCACTTGATGTGGCACCAATATGAATATCAAAGAAATCAATTGTTACATTGCTTAATGCATCAAGATCAAACATATTTCCGTTTTGTCCATTACCACCTGCACTAGTGGTAAATAATGAGTCTTGTACAAAAGTGCCGGCACCAGAGTCAGCATTGGCAACCCAAAATAGTGTGTCGCTAGTAATAAATGGAGAGAAGTTACTTCCTACTGCTAATGCAGCTACTGCTGATCCATTATCTACTGAACAAGCAAAAGATATTTTGTTTAGTGATTTAATGGAGAAGACCCCAACAACCGAACAAAAACAATATTCAACATTAACTGCAACTGAAGCTAAAGAGAAATTAATAGGTGGTGGATTTACTACTTTAGTTGATGATAAAGAAGCATCTGTTGCACAAAAGACTGCAGATAAACAACAAGCTATTTCTGGAAGTGTAGAGACAGGTCCTTCTCGTTTTGGTATTCCTTATGAATTGTTAAGTCCTGAAAATAAAGCTGCTGCACTTAAAGAAGCACAACTTGAACAAGATCGTTTATCACAAGACATACGCCGTAGTGAACGTGAAAGTAGACAACTAATTTCAGATGCAGATTTAGATACTGTACCTGGTTATATTGCTAATCTTGGTTTGAATGTTCTCTCAGGAGCTGCAACAGTTGGTGCTGATATATTAAAAGCTCCTTCACATATAGCTAACTATCTAGATACAGTTGGTATTACAGATAATGATATTTTGCTATATAACGAAGTATTAAGAGGAGGTGATCTATCTACTGCAGCACAAGAGTTTGCTCAATCTGATAAATTCTCCAACTTACAAGATGTAAAAGCTCGTGGTGTATTTATTGATACGATTGATAGTGGACTAACTACTATATCTGGTTGGATCAATGATAATAATACTGCTCCAGCATTAGCTAAATTAAGTGATACAACACAAAAAGCAGAAGAGTCATTTATTAAAGGTGATTATGCGAGAGGTATTGGTCACTTTTTAAGTGGTGTTGCAGATTTAGCAATTGAAGATACAGCAGCTGCAGGTGAATTATTAGCTAATACATTACCGCAAATGTATGTCTTAGCAAGACAAGCATTATTTGGTACAAGTACATTAGCTATTTCTCAATATGATCAAGCAATCGAAGAATTCCAAGCAGAACATGGAAGAGTACCTAATGAATCTGAAAAAGCTATGGCAGGTGTCTTATCATTTGTTTCTGCTGGTTTAGATACTCTGGGTGCTAAGTTTGTCTTAAGACTTAAAGGTAGTCCTAATAAAATTTTAGCTATTGCAGAAAAGACAGGTGTTGCTACTGCACAAGTTACACTTAATGCAGCTAAAGCATCTTTAAAAACTGCAGCTAAACAAATTAAACAAACTAAGAAAGCACAAGCTAGAGCTGCAGCACCATTAGTTAAGAAAACTTTACGTGAAATGAAAGAGATTGTTAAAGCAGGTTTTGTTGAGGGTGGAACTGAAGGAGCACAGAAAGCATTAACTGATCTTGCAGCAAAACAAGATGTATCTAAATTAGATGTATCTGACATTCTTACGGATGCTGCAGTCGGTGCTGTCATTGGTAAAGGTATACGTGGTGGGCAAACTGCTATAAAAGCACCTGGAGCAGTAGCTACGGCTGCAGTACCTGTTGTTAAAGCTGGATTAGACGCATTAGAAAAACGTGGCATTGGTAATAATCAAAAAATTATTAAACGAGCTTTAGAAGAAGAAGACGCCGAATTAGGATTAGGTGCGATTAGTGACATCGATATAGCAGCATTACCAGAAGAACAGATCGAAGAACATCTTGATAATTATAATACGTTGTTAGATATGCTGGATAAAGAGATTGATTCAACTACTGACCCAGCACAGAAAGCTAAGAAGCAACAAATCTATATTAAGAATACGAAAAAATTATCTAATACTATTAGAGAGCAACTACGAGAAGAAAAAGGTAAGGCATTCGCAGAGGCTGTAGAACTACTTGATCCTCAAGAACGATCAACTGTTGATGCTGAAGGCAGAAAAGTAAAATCAGATCTGACCAGTAAGTTAAGTCCAAAAGTTGGTAAAGCTGCTGTTGTATCGCTTATTGATAATATTGAAAATAGCATGGATGTAACTACTCCCCAGATTATTAGGGCATTAGGTAGTGAATCATTTGATGAACATGCTACAAAAGAACAAAAACGAAAAGCAAAAGACTTTAAGAAACTTCGTGAATCTGAAGATGCCGTTGATGCTCATATGGATGTATCAGTAAAAGGTATACAAGATGTTCATGAAGAGGTTCGAAATGGTAAAGGAAAATTCAAAGGCGTTAATCAACATGTAACTGATTTTCAACGTGCTCTTGGTATTAAAGATAATGCAAAAGCCAAGGCTAAAGCTACTCAGACGATTGAACATTTACAAGCACTTGGTAGAAGTCAGAAAAATAAATTAGCTCAAAAAGGTTTCACTACTGATGATGGACGGTTTATTAAACACACTGCAGAATTTGTAGAAGCACTTAATCTGGAGATAGCATTAATTAGAGATACTATTCGTGTCTTAAATAATGCAGGCATAGATCGATTTGGCTTTAAGAAAAAATCCCCAGGTTTTGCAGCTGCTAAAGCAGAACCAACAAAGGAGGCCGAACCTGAAAAGAAAAAGAAAGTGGAACCTAAAACTAAGGCCAAGGAAGAAGTTAAACCAAAGCCTAAAGAAGAGAAGGTGGAACCAAAAGCTAAAGCTGCTGAGCCAGCAGTTGCTCCTACAGTTACCCCTGAAGGGCAAGTTCCTTTAGTAACCCCAGATAATGTTGCAGAAGTTTTAGCAGCATTAAAAGCAGTGCCTGAAGATCTTAAAACAGTTCCTGTACAAAATGCGATTAATACATTAGAAACTGCTCCAAAAAATATGGAAGCAGGACATGGTCGTATCGTGAATGTTAATAGAGCAATTAAAGTATTAAACAATGCTATTGCTGGTATTACTGTAGCCAAACCAGGACAAGTTCAAGGTGTTCATGATCCAGAAGTAGATCAAGGTAGTACTGCTAAAAATATTCTTCAGGATAATGTTCCATATGAGACTGGGACAAAAGCAGATCGAGCTGTCCCTATTGATGAACGAACTACATTGGAAGATATACTTGAAGTAGATCCTAATCCAAAAACAACAAGTGTTCTTCAGAAGATTCATAATTTTTTCTCATTGGTTACATCCAAAGAAGATAGTGCTGCTAAAAAAGAAGCCAGAAAATCATTTCCAAAATTAACTAAAGCTCAGAAAGATGCCTTTCCTACATTGATTGCGTTTAACAGACGCTTCAAAGAAATCTTGTTAGGAACAAAAGAAGGTGAAGGCATTATCAATAACTTAAAATCTGATCTGATTAATAAGAGTCAGATAGATGGAGTTATTGATGAAACCGGAGAAGCAGAATTAGTTAATGAAAACTTTGGTGATCCTTCTGGATATTTCATACAGCGTGGTAAAGATGGTAAGAAATATATAAATGAAAATTTATTATCTTCTATGGCTATGGTTGTTCTTGACTGGATCGCAAATGAAGGACAAGCCACATTAATAAATGATCCTGAAAGTATTAATATCATTTTAGGTAATCCAAAAGAAGGTACACCATCAAATGATGCTACTAAAAATTTAACTAATGCAGGTGTTCCCAGAAATTCATTAGATGAAACAATAGGCCGTGCAATATTTAAACAACTTGGTTTAAAAGATAAGCCAGGTATTACTGGAGATATGATTCCACGTATAGAATTAGCATTAGGTAAATTTGCTGTTAGTACGATGTTACATGGAGATATGGCATTCCAGACTTCGTTTACTCCAGCTCAAATTAGTGACATGGGCGGAGCTGATACAGTTACAGATATTCCTGATGCTATTGTACATTTTGTACGCATTGCTGGTAATCCAGTTCCTGAACAAGATAATCCATATAAATTAGAATTATCAGGTCCTTTGGCTAAGATACGTGAGGTTATTCGTAAGAGTGAAGATTTGCTGAAAACTCTTTTCAATATAAAAGAATTTGCAACAGGTCCTCATTTAGAACCAGTTAAAACAGTTGTTAAAAAAATAAAGAATAGTCCATTTGCATTAGTGCCTCAGCCATTACGTGATGCTATTAAGGCATACCAAAAAGTTGAATGGGAAGTTAAAACAAATGTAGTAGAAGCTGCAGAGTTTCTTGGTCGTACTCAGTTAGAAAATCTTTATGGTTATAATCGTAATGTTGCTAACGAACATATAAGTAAACGTCCAGGTATCGAAGCACGTAACCAAGCCATTACTAAAGAAATAGATGACTTCTTAGATCTTCAAGAATCGTTAGAAAATCCAGATTCTGTATTCTATTTTGAACATGAGGTATTTGTTAATCATCGTGTTGGAATGGCCAGTTCTACTGTTAATCCACAAAACAGTAAATTACATCGTCACTTTGTAGGTGCTAGAGCCTGGAATACTGAAGTTAATACACAGGATGGACAGTTAGCATTTATGATGGCTGCTCTTCAAGCATTTGGTACTAAAATTGAAAACATCGTAGATGAAGCAGAAGTTAATACTAAATTTAATGAATTAATTTCTGATCCAGTAATACAAAAAGGTATTACAGCTTTACGAGCTAGTCAAAATACAAAAAATCCACTTATTGGTAAACAAAAGACTGCAGCACGTAAAGCAATCATGGAAGCTGTTAAAGATCGAGAAGCAGTAGCTACTCTGGATGGATTAACTGCTTTGGCTTCAGCATTAGATACTGATTTCACAATTAAGACTTCATTTGAAACTAATTTATCTATTGAAGTAGATGGTATTACTAATGGTATTGCTATTGGTTTACTTCAATCTCGTACTGATCCAAACATCAGAGAGAAATTAGCATCTGCCAGTATTTATGGAGATTTAATGCATACAGGCATTGGATCATGGAAAGCTGCAGAACCAGAAGTAAATCTGGATAACTATGAAAAGTTAGGTACTGCATGGAACAGAGCATTAGGAGATTTAGATCCAAAGAATTTCTCTGCAGATGATCGTATTTTTATGGAACAAGTATTAGGTTCTTTTAAAGATACAACAGAACCAGATAAAGTTATTTCTACTGTAGGACGTAAACTTGCCAAAGATCCATTAATGACTAATGGATATGGTGCAGGCATTAAACGAATTCAAAGTATTATTGGAGATACTGCTCTTACTAATTTTTATGATCGTTTAATGGAAGCAGCTAATGCTAAAGAGAATCCACAACAAAAAATTAATGAATTATTTAAAGAACTGTCTGAATTTGGTAAACCAAGAATTAAGTTTCCAATTAAGCCACCAAAAGTAGCTGATGCTAAAAATTATATGCTTGAAGATGCACACCCAAGCATACCTATTTCGTTTCAGAAACGTGTAAACGATACTTATGGTGCTGCACTAAAAATTGCATTGGAAGAAGAACTAGGAAATTATAGACAATTCCGTGAGAAAATCACGAATGGCTTTACTGCTATGTGGTATATCTTCGAAGAGAAATTAAATCTGGAGCTTACAAAAGCTGAAGAAGCCAAGAACGAAGATTTAAAACCAGGTGAAAGAAGAAAGAGTCTCAGCACAGAAGAAGTAAATACTATTATGAAGGGAATGTTGAATTTCTTCCCTGCTGTTAAAACAGCAATGTCTCAAGAGTTTCTGGATCGATTGTATATTCTTAAGACAGAACAACAGAGGGAATATCAGAATCCTAATGCTAAAGTAAAAGTAGAGCATGGTGTTCCAATTAATAATACTTCAGATCCCAGACCAGGAAAAAATCATGGTAAGCCTCTAGCGTCTTCGACTGGCACTATTAGTAAATCTGTACCTGTTAATAATTCAACAGCAGGTATTGTATTAATGATTCAGTCATTGGATTCATCTATTGTGGCTGAGATCTTTGGCCAATATGCTTCTCTGAACATTTTTGATGCATCTATGTTCAAGTTAGATGACGCTTTTAAAGGTACTAAAGATTTTAATAAAGCCATGCAAGTAATTATGGATCGTTACAACATGGTAACTGAAGTTAAAAAGTCATTACAAAATGCATTAAGTAGTCTGGAAAGAGCACATCCTGAACTTGTAGATGTAGTCGAAGGTAAGATCATGGATGATGAGTTCTTAGAAAGAGCTGATATTCATTCTATTGAAGCAATTCTTTTTGATCTAGAAGTGCTCGAAAAAGAAACTATTGAAGCACGTAAAATAATAAAACCAGCTAATTATAATAATTATAATTTACTGGGTGGTAGACATGAATCTGAAACGTCTGTTAAACCTAAAACTGCTAAAAAGCCAACTCAAGCTAAGCAGGAACAAGAAGATGCCAAGGTTGCTACTGAGTTAGCATCAGATGCGATTAACAATGATTACGAAGAGAAATATACAAGTAGTCGTGAGAAACCAACTGTTACAAGAAAATTCTTTATTCAGTTAGGTAAATGGGGTGGTATTAGCCGTGCTTCTGCAGCTCAAGAAGGTATTGATCCAGTAATCTTTAAAGAACGTATTGGTGGTAAATTTCCATTGTTCCCTGCCAAGGGTGGACACTCATTTGATGCTTTAGCTGAATGGTTAAACGAGCAAGGGCACAAAATAGATGGACAGGACTATGATGCCAATGATGCTCTGGATCTGGTAAACGATTTATTAAGTGCGGTGCCAACCAGGGTTCCACCTGGTTTAGAAGAGGAATTTCTGGCTGAACAAATCAGAGAGCATGAAGAAGGTCCTGAAGGATTAGGCTCTATTGCTCAAAGCAATCGTAGTATAGATTTTGAGAATTTTAATGCCACATACGAGCAATCATTATCTGGTCAAAATTCAACCCAGATATTTGATGAGCTGGGCAGTATTAATTCGAAGGGCAAACTGGTATTCGGTAATGTCGAAGAAACCCAGGAGCGTCAGACGTACCTGAAAGACCTATTAAACAACTTGGTTAATAAGGTAATTAGCCCTCTGGATAAAGCTCCACTGGAATATGACCTCAAAGTGAATACCGAGGGTGATATTGTCTTTGGTGGCATCAAAGAAGAGAAGATCCGTATTCAGGCTGGTAAGGGTGTTATTGGCAATATGAGCCAGATCTCTGCACAGGAGACACTCGTACACGAGCTTATCCATGCAATTAGTCAATATGGCATAGATCAGAACTTTACCGTCCGTAAACAGCTCCTGAAGCTGTTCAATGAGGTAAAAGAAGTGATTACCGTGCAGGATTTCCTGCGTACCGATAACCAGGGAAATCTGATTACAGCCGTTGATCCAGCTGCTGAATTGAAAGCAGCACAGGACAGAATGGATTACATCTTCAATACGCCCAATTCATTGCATGAATTCGTAGCATTTGGCCTAACAAATGAGCAATTTGGGGATATATTGTCCAGAATTGAACGTAAAACCAAGCGGGATACCAAACAAGGAACCTGGAAAGAACGGTTACATAATCTTTATTTGAATATATTGGACTGGATTGCTAACAAGGTGCAAGGCACTGAGAACATGAGTGCTGATCAAGCTCTCTTAAAACTTACAGAGAATTTAGTAGGAATTAATACTAGAAATCACATTAATATATTGAAGTATCTTGATAAGATTCATGAATTAAATCCAAAAATTGTAGCTAATTTTAATAAGATTATATTTGATCCATTAAGAAAATATAACGAGAAATTAGTAGCCAAGGGAGACAAATTATCGATTCCTGGCAAGGTTGTGCGTGATATTACAGGTATTCCGATTATTGCTGCCTCAGCCCTCAAGAGTGATGAATTTCAGCGAACAATCAGCCAGATTAACCGAATGATCGGATTCTCTGAACAGAATTTCCTGGTCAAGTTAGCACGGGATGCAGTCGGACCTACACGGAAAGATACCAAGTGGCACAACTTATTACGTACTTCTAAGCATCTAATTGACCAAGCTCGTAAGCAGCTCTCTGAAAATGTTAAGAAGCACTTATTGGATGATTTTGATCCAGATAGACCATTATCTCAGAATGAAATAGTAGCTCTGAATAAAGTGCTGTTAAAAGCAGATGTTGAGGTACTGTTTGACCAGTACCAGTTAGAAGACATCTTAAAATTTCTAAGTAAAAATAGTAAAGAATTAACAGCTGAGATTAATGATATCAAGAGCCAATTGCATACAACCTATGGTGATAATGGATTCTTTTACACTAAACAAGCACAAAGCCTGGGTAGCATTATGGCCACAGGTAATGCACTGGTAGATGACCCATTATTGAATGCCCATATCATTGCTCAAATGACAACAGTTGATGATGTTGAAGCCACAGGTGATCTTGAAGCAGCTGAAGTATTAATTGATCGTTTAGCTACGTTACAAGCACTGAGCTATACCGAACAGGCTCACAAAACTCTGGCTGCTGATGTTATTAAACATGAGTTTGAACGTGATCCTGAGATTAACGGTGCAAAAACAACTGTTAGAATTCATCGTAATTACAAAGTTAAGGCATTGGATAGTTTATTTGATGGTAATAAATTTAATATGGTGAAGGGGTATACCAGAGAAATTTATAACCCAGCTATTAATTTTATTGTGGGTAAGAAATCACAAGAAAAAGAAATGGCTCAACAGGGGTATTTCCCAGATCACTCAATTACAAAAGATAAACATGATACTCATGAAGAAAAAGAGACAGTGATCTATGTTTCTAAAGTAGATGCACTTGATCCAACGATCAAAGGTGTGACTTCATTGACCAGTAAGCAGGCTAAAGGTACTTCACTTTATGATATTTATAAAAATGAAGGACGTAATGCTGCAAATGTTGATGCTGTAATAGCAACAGAGACTGTTAAGAAAGCGAACCAGGAATCAACAGCACAAAACATGTTTAACAATGTACCGCTTGATCCTGCTGATACTAATAATTATCTGGTTCCTATAGTAGATACCGAAGGCAAGATTACGACTTATCGCTATATGATGAATGAACATACGAAAGATCGTGTCCTCGAGAAGAATAATAATTTTGCTGAAACATTAGGTGATATGGAAGCCAATATCATTGATAAAGTGAACTCCAGGGAAATTAATCGGAGAGCAATGAAGTTAGCTCATGAAGAATATCTTGAGAACAGTTCTCGTGAACCAAGTAAATATGTAGTAGTAGGTAAAAATTCACCAGATCCTCGATATCGAGAGATCTACCAGATGATGCCTCAAGACATGAAAGATGATGTGAAAGAAATCTGGGGAGAAGATAATATTGAGGTTCGAGAAGAATTAATTGATCTTATTTTTGGTTATAGAAAAATAGCATTGAGTGATCAGAAATATGTAAAAATGTTATCTGAATCTTCTTTTGGTGAGTTTGTTCGATTGGATTTTCATTTGAAATTAGCGGGGGATATTTGGCAGGAAGTAGTTGCAATGGCAAAGGATTATATTGTGGTTAAATCTTTTGTAGTACTGAAAGATAATATAACCAGTAATAACTTTGTACTATACGTAAAAGGTGTACCTTTGGAAGATATTGCTAAGAATCAGGCTATTGCATTACAAGCTTTGCATGATTATCAGATTGAAATTAATGAACGTAATATTTTACAACGTAGGTTAGATACTCAATCTGATCTATCTGATGTTGCCAAGAGCAATATTCAGAATAAATTAACTCGTCTGAATGACAATATCAGAGTTAATCCAATTGCTGAATTAGTTGATATGGGTATCTTCCAGAACATTGTTGAGGATATTAATATTGCCAGTAATGAAGAGAATAAGTTTGGATATAGAAAAGGAATACTTGATAAAATAACTCCATTTACTGACAAGTATGTGCCTGAGACTGCTACTGATGTTGCTAAACAAGTAGTAATGACAAAAGATACATTCTTGTATAAGAAATTATTACAAGGTACACAATACAGTGACTTTGTTGCTCGTTACGCTTTATGGCAACATAACTTAAATAAGATTGAAAAATCACATCCTGATGAGCTTAAAGCTTATAACAAATTGGTTACATCATTATCTAAAGCTACTGATGTAGATCAACGCAAACAAATACAAGTTAAAATACAAGCTAATCCAGTACATAAATTAAGACAGGATGCGATTCTGGATATTGTAGAAACATTTATAAATTATGATGTTCCTACAAGTCCAGAAATGCAATGGTTAAATGATATGGGATTTTTGATGTTCACCAAATTCTTGTTCCGAATTCAACGAGTGATTGGTAGGACGTTTAGAGATAACCCAGCAAGTGCAATGTCTATGATGGCATTACAAGAAATGATGGATGTTGCGTATATAGATGATTCAAACCTAATTACATCAAGTATGTCCGGTAGAATGCATACGCCTTATGATATTGTTAAAGAAGCTACTCACATGGCTGGTCTTGAGCTTGCGATTGCTCCTTTCTAGATGCTTTCGCTTCTTCATATTTTTGTTGTAATTTTTCTTCTCTCATTTCTCTTATGAATACATAAGCAAAAAAGAAAATTATTGCTCCTAAAAAAATAAGACCAATAAAAGGTAAAAGTAAAAATAACATAATACCAATTACTGCAATCCCTAAAGCTTTAGCTCCATCAATCATATTCATGATTAATTAAACAGCGAACCAGCTGCTTCCTTATCTTCTTGTGTAACTTCACCAGTAGATGATTCAGCAGAAGTTGCTTCTTTTGCTATTTTAGTTTCTGGCTCAGGTTTATTTTCAACAGATACAATTGCTGTTAAACCATTACCTTTCCGTCCACTTTTAATTTTGATCTTTACGACTTTATCAGACGTTTCAATCCCCTGTTTACTAACATACTGAGAGATTGCATCTCTGATTTCGTCATCTTGTAATGTTAATTGCACCATCTTCTCCTTACTTGTATTTGTGTGCACAAAAATGTGCAATCATTAGAGCATCAGCTCTACCATCCAGAATACGTCCTCGAGGAGTTCGTATATCACATCCTGGATAAAGGCGGTCAGCTGCTACTGCCACTAACTTCTTTACATCGGCTGTTGATCGTTTTTGGCCTTTCTTTTTTGCAGGAATACCACAAAATTTCTGCCATTCTTTTGGTTGAACAATGTCTTTACCTATAGGAAGTAAGTCTAATAGTGTATTAACTACACCGACATTTCTACCAAAAGTAAAATTGGCTTTTGCACTAGCACCAAAAACACTGTGGACTTCTTCAACCATCAACATTCGTATGTTCAAATTAGTAGTAGCATCAGCCAACCAAGCTTGTATTTCATTTAATGGATTAGCATTTTCAATGAAAAAAATCTTAGGCTGTTGAGTACTGTCTAAACGTAATAAGCAAAATGATCCTGTTTGACCAGGATCACATGCTATTACATCAATCTTAGACATTCTTAATTAAACAGACTTTTTGCTGGTTCACCACCAGCTGCACCAGCTGGAGTACCTGCAGTTCCACCAGCTCCATTCTTCGCAGCCTTAGCTTTCTGACGAATAGTACCAGTGTTTTTCTCTTTCCACTTATCGTAGAAAACTGCTGCTGTTTCTTCAGCTTGAATTTCAGCATTGGTCAAATGATCAGAGGTACGAAATGCTTTATCGATTTCATTCTCTTCACGAGTTTCACCAGAAGGAACATATTTACCGTCAGAGTTCTTAACATTTTTATCCACAACCTGACGGATAACACCCAAAGTAATTTCCTTACCATTAAGGCCAGTCAATACTTCTTTTTCCATTGGGGCTTCTTTCTTCAGCTCAGAATTCCAAACCTTAATAGTTTTGGTTTCATGAGGCAGATTTGCCATGTCATCACCACCAGCCAATTTACAAATGCTGTTAGCCTGACTGAATCCTGGCAGATACTGCTTGTCACCATTCTTATCAAGATAGTAATTTGTTGCGCCTTTAGCTTTACCACTTGTGACCCAGAACGTCTGACGAAGATTTACGCCATTCTTTCCTTTGAAATGGAAATTAAGGCTAGTTGCTCCACCCTGAGATGTATCGAAATATGCCAGGTCAATCGCCATGTCATAAATCGCAGAGTCCAAGATAAAGCCACCTAATGAGTCACCTTGTTCTTTGATGGCTTCATCAGTTTTTAGATTATCAAACATATGATTTCTCCTGTTTATTGATAATAGTCGTGCAACCGTTGGATAACGTGTTGCAAGTTGTTGTCGATGTAAGTTTCCTTAACATCCCACATTCCGAGACTGCTTCTCATGCGTTCATTAACAGTCTCTTTGGTTAACCTGGTTTGATATACATATTTAAAACCAAGATGATTTTCTTCGTCTGAAAGATTTAACATCTTACTTTCGAAGCCTTCCAATTTAGTAATCGGAATTTTTTTACAGCTTATTACGGTACTGAAATAGGATTCTATTCCTTGATTCATTAATGAACCTTTTACTTTAACCAGAGTTTCATTAATCATTTCAGCTTCATTCATAACATCTGTTGTATGAGCCAAGAAAATTACATTCTTGGTAGATTTAGCCACATACTGAGACATTAATCGTTTCATAAACTGTGCATATTCTCCCCAAGCTTGCATGGTGTTAGTGGCCGGAAGGACATGCACAGTCTCATACATGTCCATCATGTAAGTTAAACTATCTACTACGACAGTATGAATATTTGGCATATCCTCTACTTTTTCAAATGCTTCATAAACTTGTAAAGGATCAGTTACAGATAGTTCCATGAACTTACTTTTAAATGGAAGTTTCTTGTTATTCTCACAATTGAGATACATTACACCTTCTGGTTTTTCGATATTCATCAGACTGGCACTTTTACCAGTTGCTGATTTACCACCTACTAAAACTAGGTTGTCGTTCTCGTTGGACATGGAATCTCCTTAACTTGGATAATAGTGTTGTTTCAATAAATCTAATGCGTGACATATTCCTGCACGAGAAAAATTCATATCAGGAATATACATTTCAGTGACAGCTAACTCAGCTTCAGCAAAAGATGCAAAATCACCATTTACTATTGCAGTAAAAATAATCTTTGCATCATGTTCTTGTTGAAGTTCGGTTTCTTGAACTACCATTAAATGTCTCTCTTCGTTACAGCCTTTGCAACTGTAATCATAATTGTACCATTTATCTCTTCTTCAGGTAATGGTTCTTTCAATTTAGTATTAAATGTCATTACAGCATTATTAATACTTTGTTCGCTTTGTCCGTTGTCAACCAACGCTAACGCATAACGAATTAATTGATTAGAACGATTACCTAATGTTGTGTTGAGATAAAACCAGCGTTCTAGATTATCTAAGGATTGATGATCCATTACTTTTCTATTCTGCTCTTCAGCTTTTCTGGTTTGCGGAATAAATAGCATTGCATCTAATAGCTCACCTTCTTGATAATAATATTTACCATTAAATGATGACCATTTTCTGGCAATATCTTTTGTCTGATCATCACAAGGGAAAGGAAGCCAATTGAATACATTCTGCATAAACTTGGAATACTCAGTAGCTCCTAATTTAACGATATGTGATAGTGGGAAAATAATTCTAAATCTATTTTCCTGATCAGTATGTCTCTTAGTTGTAGCAAAGAAACATTTATAATCTTTTAATAATAATTGAGCTGTAGATAAACTTACTCCTTTATCCACATCAATGATTACCAGATTAAATCCTGGTAATGCATTTTGCGAAGCTCTATGTCCCTCATTAAATCGATGAGCTGTATAATTATAATCATCCAGACAAACGAGTTTATGAAGAGCACTGAATGGAGCTGTGTCAGCTGCATACCCTTGAGCAAGATCTTTACTATATGAAATAGTCATATGATCAAGATCAGTAACTTTCATTGATTCCCCTTTCAGGAATTCAATACCATCACTGTATGCTTTTTTAATAATGATATTATTTTTATACCCATAGGCAATTGCCAGAGCCATCATATCTTTCTTTTGAGACTCTCCACCTTTGTAAAATGGTAGATCTTCGACCAGATCAACCTGGGTAACTTCACGACCAATATCAGCAATATAATTTGCTAATTTCACATAAGGACGTTCTCTATTAAGAATTTCCTTAAATGCTGCACCAGACTCTTCAACGAGTTTGATTGCAGAATATAAGTGATCTTCCGTGATCTCATGGCTACCATCAATAAAAGCATAAGTACCAGATAGCTTCAGTACTTTATAATATCTATGAGCAATTTCTGTTTTAAGAATTTCCTCATGTTCTTTTAGTGAATCCGATATTTCTTCACATTCAAGTCTATATTTAATTAACTCCAGACTTACATCTTTAGTCATACTTAATGTTGAATGGAAATTAATAACATCAGCTAATTTTCCTAACTTCGTAGAAATCTCATCAAGATAATCAGCAGAGTTTTGGTCAGTCATCATGTCGTAAACTTCTTCTGCTGTAAGCTCTGTACGTTTACTTAAATGTTTTGTGAAGCCAAAGATACATCTTCGTGCATATCCTGTTTCCAACATGGTATAAAATTCTTTCTCAGTTTTATCACCATCTAATAATTTACTTGGTGTACCAAATAACATCATATTGGTAGGAGTTCGACCTTCAATTTCTTCAGATCGTTTATTGTCAGTAGTGTTTTTAATTAATTTTTGTTTTACTTTACCGACATCATACAATTCCAAGAATGTGCCCAGTACTTCAGTATTTGCCATAAGATTAGAACCAATCTCATCCATTTCGAAGTTAACTGAACCAGCATTTGCCATTAATAATTTATGACGCATTTGTTTGACAGCTGCTGTAGTACCACTATCAAATGAAAATGCTAAAGTTCCTAATGATTCAAACTCTTTCTTAATTCGTTCGAGCATATCGCTTTCATCTTCGCTATATTTAATGGCTCGCTTAATAGCTAATTTAGCCAGATTCTTTTCAGCTATTGCTAGAAAAGTTTCATTTAAAAATCTATCTCTAAATTGATTAATAACCTGGTCTTCAATGATATTGGTTGAATGGCCTTTACCATGTCCTGAATTAGCCAGATTGAGTGCATACATTCCAACAGGAATAACACCTCTATCATGAGTTTTAATATCAGTACGCATCATTGATGCAACTTTACTGAAATAATATGCAACCAGAACTCTAAAAAATAATGGATTATTATTCTGAGTTTTCTTCATCAGAATTCTGACTAATTTTTCGGCAGGTTTAAAATGCCCGACAGTACTAAGATCTTTCATTTCGTACCCTCAAATTTTTGTTAATTTATACAAAGTGGCTTTTTCTAAAATTTTTCTATCAGTAGTATCGTGAAGATCAAAAATGTGTTCTTCCCCATTAAAATCATCTAATGAAGTTACATAAATATATTTTTCGTCTTCTTCATTAATGAAACCATCTAATTTATAGAAATCTCCATCAATTTCTATTGTATGGGTATCTTTAATATTATTAAAAAATATATCTAATTTGGTTTTCTTTTGTGGAATAATGTTTTTTAACTTTGGTAAATTATTCATACCATTATGAATTAACCTTGGCACAATAGTCGCTAAAGTTAATTTAAGTAAGATGCCTTTAATCATTATGGATTCTCTTTAACTAAATCTAATAATTTATCATAAGAAATAGTGAACCCTGCAGCGTGTTTATGTCCTCCTCCTCCAAATTTGAATGCGATTTCTGATACATCTAAACCGTCTTCATTAGATCGAAGGCTATAAACTCTATTATTGGGTGTATCCCAATAACAAGCTGCAAAGGGTTCTCCTTTACACATTATTTGTCCTGCTTCTGATGAAAAGAAATATGGAGCATTAAGCACAGGTACTTCATGTCCACCAATCGTTGTACGATACAATCCTACACCTAACAGTTCATTTACATCTTTTTCTTGTTTACGAACAATAGCTCTACCATCTCTTTGTAATAATGTTTTATCTGCAGACATTAATACATCCCATACATTAAAATCATATGGATATGAAAATACAGAAGCTTGTATTTCACGAGTTCCATCAAGTTCAAATTTCCATAAATCTCTGTCTTGGATATGTCGAATTAATTCAGGAGCTGTTCTTTCTGGAAAATATTGATTCCATGCCAGCATTGCTCCACTTCGTTCCATATCAAATACTGCTGTAACATTGAGCGGAAGCTCAATGAGATCTTTTTCAGCACTTTTATGATGATCAAGTATGAAGATATTTTTAGCTTCAGCAGCCATATCTAATAGAGTAAGTCGTTTGTACGAAAAGTCGACCATAATAACTTCTCTATCAGTACAATCTGGTGGTGGTTGACCATATATTCCTGGGTGAAATTCTACATTTTCTTCCCCGAATGCTTTTCTGACTACCCATGCTGCTCCAAATCCATCTGCACAATTTCCATGATAAATACATAATTTTTTCTTGTTCATAATACAAGTGTCCCGTCTGCAATATAGCTTGCAGCCTGATTACAGATACCAGAAACATCACAATAACGACAACGAACAACTTGTCCTTTTACTGTGTCAATTATTCCTACGCTTCCATCTTTAGCTAATCTAGCTGCTGCTTCTTGATATGTAGGAAAATTTTTAGTTGATCTGGCTCGCTTTGCAGGATCTTTGTAATATTTAAATACGTCTGGTTTTGCCCAGAGTTCTTCTGAAGTACAAGGGGGAAGATCATCCTGATCTGTATGCTCAAACTCTGCTATTTGTTTAGTAATGGCATTAATAAAACTTTCTGTTTCAGCAAGACTCATTAATGGTATTTTTTGTTCTACTAATCGACCGGACGGATAATTCTTATCTGTCCTGGCTTTGAGACTACTCCAGTCAGTAAATATATACTGAATGGTCATTACATCATTGGTAATAATATCTGGATTTAACCAACGATATATTGATCCTTGTTGACGATACTTTTCTTTGTTGGAGCCACTGATGTAATTGTATGTACCAGTGGATTTGAAATCTTCAAGTCTGCCTTCGATTACAAAATCAAATTTGCCCGAAATATAATATTTACCAGACGCTTTCTGAGCACGTTGCTCCATGTAAATACAGATGGATTCTGGTTTGATTTCTTCTGGATCAGGATTGATCAAAATCTTGTCAATAACTTCATCGTTATACCCAAGACTTTTTAATAGGGGTATAAGCTTTTCTTTATCCTTCCAGGCGTCCTCTACAGCCGTATGCAGAGCTGTTCCCATTCTGGAGGGTATCAGGCTGGAAACGTCAGCAATCTTGTCCAGATCCATGTTCTGACGGGCTAATATGATTGATTTAAGCGGTTTTAGCAGGGTTGTGGCACTGATTACGTTTGTATCAGGGTTATGGTCGTAATCGTCATTACAGAGCCATACAGCGAGAGAAATAGGTATATTGGTCTTATTTGTATACATTTATTTAGGTTCCTCGAGAGGTTAAATAAGCTGCTTATTTTGACATATTTAGTGCCCGAATGGGCACATTTTTAATGTAAAAATTTCTTTTTATCTATGTTATTTTTTTCCAGATAATCTTCGTGAACTTGGTATTCAATGAAGTGATAACAGGTCAATATCAGCATAGCCAGGGTATTAACTGGCATCTCAATAACTGCTGTTTCAGCTGTAAATTTATCCTTCATTTCCTTGGTGACAACATTTTCATCTAAGAAAGATATAATCTGTTCTTTGATGAATTCATTATCATGTCTTTTTGAAGTGATCATTTATTCTCCTTCCAAAATGGTACGTATTTCAGCTTTAGACGCTTTATTTGGAACAGAAATACTTTTACTCCAGTTATGTAGATAGATTTCTATCTTTCCACCTAATTTTACCTGATCATGCTTAATCTCAGGTAGATCTTGCCATTCGAGACACTCAATTAGATTGTTGTTCAACCAATCAATTGTGTCTACATCTTTTTTAACAATAAAATATTGTGAATCATGTATGTGAGAAATTGGTTTTATTACATGACTATATTCAGATGCTAATAAGCGTTGTTGGAAATCAATAGCTGCACGGTTATTTAACATACCATATGATTGACCATGAGCATTACCAACCGTTCTACCCTCAGCTTTCGCTTCATATGGTGTATAAGTTTTATTAAGAATAGTCTTTGCTAAGATTGGAGTTCTAATTCTTAAACCAAATGCAACTGTTGCATATCCATCTTTTGAAGCCTGGATAAGTTTATCTTGTACCCATTGATCAGAAACTATATACAGATCATGATATTTTTCTTCGATCTGTTTAGCAGCTTTTTCTGAAAGTCCCAGATTATTAACTAATGTGTGCCAGGTGCCTTGATATGTCAGAGCAAATGTAGGACCTTTTGAATCCTGTCTTTGATCAGGGTATTTATCTTCAATAGAATTAATAGAAGCAACGGTATTAACAATATCAGGCATTGACTCACCAAAATAACTATAAGCACGTAAGCAGTGTCCGTCATAACCATCAGTATAAACTTTTAATTTATTTGGATCTTTTGTTGTAAGAGCAGAAATTCTATCTTCTAAACTAGAAAAGTCTACTCCTATTAATACCCAACCTTTTGGTGCAATAAAACATTGCTTAATATCTTTTGCATAGATTGAACCATGACTGGGTAAATTCTGTAGATTAATTTTTGAACTACTTAATCGACCAGAGATTGTACCCCCCAGGTTAAAATTACCGTGTAAATAGCATATTCCATCACTCTTATGCACAACCTTATCAATAAATGCTGATACGAATGTGTTCTGAATGATTTCTGCTTCTGCAATAGCAATTAATGCCTTTAGAATCTTGGCTTGTGCTATTGCCTCTTCACGAGTCGTTTTAGACATCACATTTAGATAGTTCTGACTTAATAGCTTCTAGAGCTGATGCATCTTTTTCATACGCTAGTAAATCTTTAAGATATTTTCTTGCAGCTTTTTCTTTTGATGGACTGTACTTAAATTTAGTTAATGCATATGGAGATGGTTCTCCCCATGTATTAACTGTAATTTTATTATTTTTATTATTAATTGTAAATTTAAACGGAGCATCTTTGAATGTACATTGTGTTGATTCTGCTCGGTATGGACTGTCTATTTCAAAATCTTTTGTTTTACGTTCTAAACGAGGACGTTTATTAAAAGCACGAAGCTTTGTAATATAGCTATTAATTGTAGGTGCATGAGTTCCCAAGAATGCAGTAAGTAATTCTACTGCAAATTCAATTTCAGCTATCGTTGGTTGTTGGCGATTAAATTTAATACCAATAATATTAACTAAAGGCTTTCCACATTCTGTTACGATTTTTAAGCAATTCTGACTTTCACTAATTGCTGTGTGATATTCTTGTAGTTTGAAAGTATCAAGAACATCTTGACATTGTTTCCTTAATATAAGTGACATTATTCTAGATCCTCAGTTGTTAAATTATGCTCTTTCATTAATTTAGTAAGAAGTTTTTGTACTGTCTTACCTCCAGTAGCAGCTAATCCAGTATCTGTTTTATCAATAACATCAAAGCCAAACTCTTCATATAACAATCCTCGAAGTTGTTTGCCTGAACCTGGATTAAACGGCTCGTAGAAATCTTCTATTGGTCTAACTTTCTTTTTCAATAGTAGATTCTTTTTAATCATGGCTTCTCGTTGTAGACGCCATTCATAATCTTTAATTAATGGAGAATCAGAAATAATTTTCTTTTTAGCATGTAAAATAACTTTTAGTTTTCGTTGTATTTTAAGGATTCTATTATAATCCATTGGCATACCAATTAATTCCATATGAGTAATAACTTTCATACTTGGTAGCATTATATTTTTATATATTTCTAGTTGATCATCATTAACCATAACTGGATAATTTTTACTTTGTACATACCAAGTGCATAAACAATCAACTAAGTTATATTCTAGTAATTCTGGTAATGGTATTGCTTTAATATTATTAATTTCTTCTACTGCATAATTACCAGCAAATTCGAAAGCATTTGATTTAAGATCAAGCTTATTACCTGACGTACTGTTTGTAGCCAGGTAAGTAATAATTTTTGTATCATGGATACTGCGATACATGATTTCTAATCCATATAATAGTCCTACTGTATCTAGTGGACTATTCATAAATAGATTATAAATTAGGATTTTTATATCAAAACAACCATTGTGATAAATGAGTGTTCCTTCATATTGAACAAAGAATTCTTTTAGATAATCACGTATCTCATCTGTGGGTCCCAGATCAACAGCGAATGCACATCCATTGTTTTGGTTCCATGCAAATGCAATTGTTCCTATTCCTGCTTCATCCAGAGCCAAAGAGAAAGTTTCTATATCACATGTTAACGTAGGATATTGATGCAATGTATGAATCATTGCTTTTATATCTGCTGTTGTCTCTGGGTAATAAGCATTATGAATAATGTTTAAGCCAAGATCTTGATGTGTTCCATTGACATGTCCTATGACAGTATCAAGAGACATATCTATTTTGTCTTGTTGAGTTGGGTTATAAAATAATACTTGATAATTTACAGATAAAATTACATTAATGTGTTCAAAGGTTTTGATTGCACATTTTTTAATATAACCATGATGCGGTTCTGCTTTACGCTCTTTGGTTAAAGTTTTGAAATAGTTACCATCAGCAACTAATAGCGTATCAACTTGTAGTTTTACACAAGCTTGTAAAATAATTTGAAGATGATCTTTAATTAATTTAGCAGGAGCTTTTCCCTGGTCATTATATTTAAGACTCAGGGCAATAATATCTTCTGGTGGAATGCCTCTATCTATTAGAGGTTGAACATACATTTTTTCTAATGTAGGTTTTGCAAAAGAAGATTCTTTTATGAGCACGGCAATCTTATAAATATTATTAGGATTTACGTGAAATAAAATATGTTTCATTTAATCCGTGTCCAGGTAGGAGAACCATTCTGTATTGTTAACTTTTCAGCTCCAACTGTTAATTTGATTACCCATAAAATTAGTGAAAATATAATTCCACTAATTACTGCAGCTATAGCACCTGAGTAAGTACCAGCCATAAAATACATAAATCCTAATGTAACGATAATATCAACATAAAGATCATATCCAAGTAAACGGCGTAACCAAATACGATTCATTTTAGCAAGCAATATAATGAATCCTATTGCACTTAAGCCACCCACTATTAGCATTCCTGTAGACATAATTACTCCGTAGGTTGTAATGTTTGTAGTTTATCAATTAGATCATCTGGGCACATCATTAATCTCGCAGGATTATCTGGAACAGGAACATCAAATATTTGTTCGAATAACTCTTGAGAAATATGAGCTAGTTTACCTGTTCGATAAACATTATCCAGATTGAACGGAAGTTCAGACTTCTCTTCATCAATTGCAACAAGCGCAATATATCCCTTGTCATACAATTCTTGATGCTCATCACATAATCCGATATCTGTAACCATATCGTTAGTTAATGTGTTGCGTAATCGCTTATCAATAAGAATGGTTGAATTATGTTTTTTCGTACATATTGGACACACAGTATGCCCCATACCTACATATGATTTTTCTGGCATATTAAGTCTCCTTCCAATAGTAATTTCAGTACATACTCACCACATAAATAGTATTCAAGATCAGTATGAGCGTAATAGCGTTTCTTAAAGTTTTTTGGAATTAATCCATAACCTGCTACATGTCCAAATTCAGGATCTTTCATTTTAATAGCAACTAATCTTCCAAAAACATGTTCATTCATGTTTATTCGTATAACTAAATTAAATGCGTCTGGATTAACTGAAAAATATTTTTGGAATATTTCTATATCAACTTTCTTGTACTTCATCTTGACGTACCAATCGGACATACCGATGTTTGCCTAAGACAATTGCTATCATGCCTAATGCTGGATCAGGAGTAAGTCCACCTGTCTCAAATTTGAAATTGTTATTTTCGAACCATTGAAGCCATTTATATAACTGAGTAATCGATTCTTCATCTCTTCCTAAAACAGCAACACACTCATGTTTATGATAGGCATTTACTGGAGTCCATACTTCACCATTGTTATCAATACGTGTGTATGTATCTTCGTCATACCAGTAATAATCTGGGTAACTACCATCATAAGTAATGCCTACGCATTCTCTACCGAAGCCAACTTCACCTTTAAGCTCTAATTTAAAATCATGTTCAGCTGCCCATTTAGCCATCCAGGTAATCATGAGTTCTTGTTTCATTATTTTGCCTTTGGTCTATCGTCCATCGTAGGATGAGTACGGAAGTACTCAGCCAGAAATAAAGTATTACAGTGCATATGATCCACATGAGGTAATCCTGAATCTGAATCAAAATCTTCTCCTGACATGAATGCCAATGTATGACGTTGTAAACTGTCAACTACTTCAGTCCAGGGTAATCCTTTCTTCCAATTAGCTCTGTCATATTTTTGAGCACCAAATTCTAGAACAAAAGCTGTACCGTATATGGCATGTTGTGCTTCGAATACCATACTGACTTTTGGTTTGCCTTTATTAAAACGATCACCTTGTTGAGTCATTATTATCTGTCCTCTGGACCATTAAAATGATCATGAATCCACATAGCTAAATTTTCTTGAGTGAGTTTATTACCATCATCAAGTCGTTGCAGAATGTATTCAGCACATTCATTACATTCCCATTCTAATTGTGTTGGTTCACATGGGTCATCGTTTACAGTCATATTTACCATCCTGTTGTTTGCCAGCATTTAGTGAGTTGACGATGAATAGTTTTATGAAGTCTTCTTGCGAAGAATCTTCGCCAATAATATGAACGAATTACAGACGCTACAGTAAAGATCATTGTAATAACAAAACTATCATGAATAGTTAGGTAACCTTGGGCAATAACAGGGTTTAATCCCCAACGCCAAATAGAATAAGCTACGATGAAACCAGTACTAATATTAATAATAGTTTCAATAAATGATTCTACTTTCGTTTGTTCCATGATTAGGTTACTTCTTTGATATAATCACATAAAACACTTAGTTGCCATGCTTGAAAATCTGCAGCTGCTGTTCTCATATGTGCAGCAACAAGTATTGCAAATTCTTGTGGATTTTCATGTTCAAAATCATCGCCCATAAATTCACGAACAGTATTCATGCCTGATAACATGTAATCATGTGCAGCCATTTTTGCTTGTTTCATTGCTTCATCTGGTGATATAGACAATATTCTCTCCCTATTTTTGCCAAGCTGATTTAGCTTGCTTTGCTTTAAATGCTGATACAGCTACAGGAACAATTGGTTCAATTAATTCAAGAAGAGCATCAGAATAAACTCTGATTTCATATTGAGCATGTTCATGGCTACGTTCAGCAATGAATTTAAATAAATTGTTTAGATTAACAGTGGCAAACATATGACTATATGTACCTACTGGTAATACTGACCTGGCTAATTCTCGTGGACAACCAAAATCAAGCATCATTTTATATTTTTTAAATGCTTCACCATTCTGTCTATTAATTAATGCTCTGAAATCATCAGCTTTAGGATGAATTTCAGTTGTACGCATTTGCTTATTATCAGTAGATTGAGTAGTTATCTGATCAGTTTCTGGCACATAAAATTCTGCTGGCAGCTCGCGGTAGCGAGCTGACAGTTCGTTATATGATTGAGT